ATGAAACACATTTCGAGAGGTATCGAAATATGGCGGGTCGAAAGAAGATCCCTGACCATTTGAAAATGGTTAAGGGCACTGCGCGGGCTGACCGTATCAACAAGAGCGCCCCGGAGGCGAATGTTGGTATTGCGTCTGCGCCGGAATGGCTGAGCGAGCGCGCGGCGGAATTGTTTTCGCAGTTGTCGGCAACGCTTCTTGGTATGGGCATTGCGTCACCGGATGATCAGGCGGCGCTGGCGATGTTGGCGAGCCGACTTGAAGAGGTTGAGTTGATGACCGCCGCGATTGAAGACGGTGGCAGGACATACGAGCAGAAGGGCGAGGACGGTGAGGTCCGCATGGTTCGGGCGCGTCCTGAGGTTGGAATGCGTAACGAGGCGATGCGGCACGCGCAATCTTTGCTGTCTGAGTTTGGGCTGACTCCGGCGGCGCGGTCGAAGGTAAGCGCAGGCAAGCCTGCGGAAGAAAACCCGTTTAAGGCTTTGGGGTGACTGATTACGCACTTGTCGCGAAGCGATACGCCCGCGACGTGGTATCCGGCAAGATTGAAGCGGGCAAATATATCAAGCTGGCGTGTCAGCGGCATCTGGACGATCTGGATTGGCAAAGCGATGAGGGTTTTGCGTATCGCTTTGATGCAAAGGCCGCGACTAAGGCTTGCGCTTTTGTCGAGCTGATGCCGCACACCAAAGGCAAATGGGCGGCTGAAAAGAAAGCGATAAAGCTGGAGCCTTGGCAGGTTTTTCTAGTTGTTTGTGTTTTCGGTTGGTTGCGGCGAAAAGATAATACGAGGCGGTTTAGACGGGCGCTTTTGTTGGTGCCCCGTAAAAACGGAAAATCTGCCTTAGCAGCCGCAATCGGGCTTTATATGCTGGTTGCAGACGGCGAGCACGGCGCGGAGGTATATTCCGGCGCCACATCGGAAAAGCAGGCCTGGGAGGTTTTCCGCCCCGCGCGATCAATGGCGCTGAAGCGGCCTGATATGCGCAGTCATTACGGGCTGGATGTTAACGCCTCTAATTTACATGTTCTGGCCAACGAGAGTCGGTTTGAGCCGCTAATTGGCAAGCCCGGCGACGGCGCGTCGCCTAGCTGTGCTATTGTCGATGAATATCACGAGCACGACACTGACCAAATGTATTCCACGATGGAAACCGGGATGGGTGCACGTGAGCAGCCGCTTATGCTGGTGATCACAACGGCAGGCGACAATATAGCGGGGCCTTGCTACGCCATGCAGGGCGAAGCGCAGGAGATGTTGGAGGGGACGCGCCAAGATGATGAAACGTTTGCGTTAATCTATGGCGTTGACGAGGGCGACGATTGGACAGACCCGGCGGTTCTGCGCAAAGCAAACCCGAATTTTGGGGTTTCGGTGGGCGAAGACTTTTTGCTTGCCCGCCAAAAAGAGGCAATGGGAAGCCCGCGCAAGGCGGGGCAGTTCAAGACGAAACACCTGAATGTTTGGGTGCAGGCGCGCGATGCTTACTTTAACGTTCTGCGGTATAAGCAAGCGGGCGACCCAGCGTTAACGCTGGACAAGTTCGAAGGCCAGGAGGCGATTATAGGCGTTGATCTGGCGGAAAAGCGAGATTTGACGGCGGTTGAGATCCTGTTCCGCCATGACGGCGGGTTTGCGCGGTTTGGGCGTTATTATGCGCCAGAAGAAACGGTTGAATTGCCAGAAAACGAGCACTTCAGGACGTGGCGCGATCAAGGCGTTCTGATCCAAACGGACGGCGCGGTTACAGATGATCGCGAAATTGAGGCGGACATTTTGGAATGGTGCGGTCGGTTCGATGTGCGCGAGGTTGCATTTGACCCGCTGCACTCGCGACAAATGGCGGTCCAGCTTATGGAACAGGGCGTGTCGTGTATCGACTTCGCAAACCGCCCGACGCTGATGAATGAGCCTATGCGCAAAATGGACGCGCTTATTGCAGATGGGAAGCTTTCTCATGATGGCGAGCCAGCTTTTGCATGGATGTTGTCTAACGTGGTCAACAGGTCTCGGACTGGCGACATTCACAGCCCCGCCAAAGAGCGGGGGGGGAACAAGATTGACGGGCCAGTTGCCGCGATGATGGCGCTAGGGCGCTGGTTGCTCGACGATGTGCAGGATAGTGCTACGCCTTGGGACACTGACCCAGAGTATAGATTGGTGGTTTGATGGGACTTTTTACGCGGCGCAATAGGCCTAAACAAGCAGAGGCGCGCGATGCAACCTTTACTCAATCTTCAACTGACTTTTGGAAAGTCTTGGGGCTTGATAGCTTCGCGTCGTCTACGGGCGAACATGTCACAATTGATAGCGCATTGGGGGTCCCGGCGGTGTGGGCCGCTGTTAATTTTATTCCTGGCACTATCGCCGGATTGCCTATGCAGGTGTTCCAGAAAACGGAAGATGGGCGAGTGCCGCAAAGCACACCGCTAGCGACCATTTTGCACGATGCTGTGAACGATGAAATGTCATCTTTCGAGTGGCGCAAATGGTTGTTTGAGCAGGTTTTAACGGGTGGCCGGGCGTTTACGTTTATTGAGCGCAACCGGGCCGGACGAGTAAAAAACCTTTGGCCCCTTGAACCGCAACATGTTGTTGTGAAGCGGCAAGGTGGGCGGAAATATTACGAATACAACGATGGCGGGGCATTAAAGCGATACGAGGCGCGCGAAGTTGTTGATATCCCGTTCATGTTGAAACCGGATGGGCTTGGTCACCGCTCGCCGATTATCGCGAACCGTGAGGCGATTGGCTTAGCGCAGGCTGTGACCAAGCATGGTGGCAAGTTCTTTTCTAACGGTGGCGTGCCGCCGTTTGTGGTCAAGGGCGGGTTTCAATCTGGGCGAGCAATGGGGCAGGCCGCAGATGATCTTGACGCGGCGGTTCGAAAGGCCGCCAAAGAATCACGCCAAGCGCTGGTTTTGCCGAACGGTTTGGAAATTGAGCCAATCGGCCTTGACGCGGACAAAATGCAAATGATCGAGGCGCAGCGTTTCTGCGTTGAACAGATCGCCCGCATTTATTCATTGCCGCCAACGTTCTTGCAGGACCTTACACATGGCACCTTTAGCAACACAGAGCAGCAGGATTTGCATTTTGTGAAACACACCATCAAGCGATGGGTGGAGCAGTTTGAGCAGGAGCTTAACCTAAAGCTGTTTGGGCGCGCCAATTCGAATACTTATGTTGAGATGAATATCAACGGGCTTTTGCGCGGTGATTTTGAAACTCGCATGAGCGGATATGCACAAGGTGTGCAGAATGGCGTTCTGACCCCCAATGAGGCGCGCCGGGCAGAAAATAGACCAGACATGGTCGGCGGTGATCGGCTTTATATTCAAGGCGCGACGGTTCCTATAGAGCAGGCCGGGGAAGCGCAAAACCCACCCCAAGGAGATCAAAATGTCTAAGGGCGAATTTGAGGCGCGCGGGCGTCATGTCCGGCTTCAAGCGGAAGTCCGGGCAGATGAAGAAGGCGGCGTTCTGGTCGAAGGATACGCGGCGGTATTCAACGAAGAAGCGGACATTGGGGGCTACTTTCGCGAGAAGATTGAGCCGGGGGCTTTCTCGGAGGCAATCGGGCGTGATGATGTGGTGTTTCTGATCAATCATGACGGCCTTCCTTTGGCGCGCACCCGGTCCGGTACGCTTGATCTGACGGAAGACGACCACGGCTTGAAAATTCGCACAACGCTGGATGGATCTGACCCTGACGTTGCCCGGGTCGTCGGCAAGATGAAGCGCGGTGATTTGGACAAGATGAGTTTCGCTTTCTGGCCTGAAGTGCAGGAATGGGATGAGGGACAGGACCCGCCGTTGCGAACGATCAAGAGGGCCAGTTTGCACGATGTTAGTATCGTCACAACTCCGGCTTATGATGGAACGGAGATTGGACTGCGGTCTCTTGATCTGGCGCGCAAAGAGCGGGCAAAAACGAATTTTAGCGCGGCCAAGTTGCGGCTGCGGATGAAGCGAGACCTCGCACAGCGAGAGAATGGCTGACGGCACCGCGCCTAAGCCTATCACCCGGCCCGCCGTGATGGCGACGCCTTGCCCTTAGAAGGAGTTTTCAAATGGGGACTATACAGGAACTGCGAGAGCAGCAGGCGCGGATTGCGACTAACGCCCGCGCGAAATTTGACGAAATCAACGACAAGACCACCGAAGACCGTGCCGCTGAGATTGAGCGTGAATTTGACGCTATGATGGCTGACCACGACAAGATCGGCGCGCGTATCGAGCGCATGGAGCGCCTTGAGGCGGTTGAGCGTTCGGCGGAAGCTGGCGACCCACGCCGCCCACTTGGCGACGATGGCGAAGCGCGCGGCCAGGACAACGGAACCCCGATGGATTATCGAACCGCGTTCCATGAATATCTGCGATCGAAGGCCAACGATACTCCTATGTCAGCAGAAGCCCGCGCCACGCTGCAAGCGGGCTTTGGAGAGCTGACAAAAGAACAGCGGGCACAGACCACCACCAACGCGGCGGGCGGGTATTCCATCCCGGAAACGATGATGCAGACCGTCGTCAAGTCGATGGCCGCATGGGGGCCTATGTACGAGGGTGGCCCGTTCACTGACATTGTGACCGCTGGTGGTAACCCAATGCCATTCCCAACAGTTGACGACACCGCTGTCACTGCGGTTGCGCACACTGAGGGCCAGACGCTGACCGATGATGGCGGCAAGGATGTGACATTTGGCACTAAGCAACTTGATGCCTACGCCTTCGACACTGAATGGTTGCCGGTTTCGAAAGAATTGGCCGATGATAGTTTCATCGCAATGGAGACGTTTATTGGGCAGCTTTTGGGCGAGCGCCTGGCACGTATGGCGAATTTGCAGCTAACGACTGGCTCCGGTTCCTCGGCCCCGAACGGTATTGTCACCGCATCGACGGCGGGCAAAACCGCCACGGCGACGGCTGCCATTACTTGGGACGAAATCATTGATCTGGAACATTCCGTTGATCCGGCATACCGCGTCGGTCCATCCGTTGGGTATATGTTCAACGACTCGACGCTTGCGGCGGTGCGGAAGCTGAAAGATGGCGATGGGAACTATTTGTGGCAAATGGGCAACGTCCAGGCAGGTGTGCCTAACACCTTCAACGGGCGCCCATACTGGATCAACCAGGATATGGACAGCCTGGCCGCAGCCAAGAAGGTCATGCTGTTCGGTGACTTCTCGAAATACTTTGTCCGCAAGGTTGGTCAGCCGCTTATCGGCGCAATTCAGGATAAGGACTTCTGGCCTGGGTTTGGTATCGCGGGATACATCCGCTTTGATGGCGAGCTGTCGGACACAGCCGCCGTCAAGCACCTGATCACCGCTGCATCATAAGGCGGGTTTCTGGAGGGGCCGGGGATCCGGCCCTTTTCACAAGCCCACCAAGGAGTGACACCCATGAAAGTTGAATTGCTTGTTGCGCGCGCCCATGCGGGCGGGTCGCAAAATCGCGGCGATATTGTCGAGGTTTCGGCGGCTGAGGGCGCGCGAATGATAGAAGCGGGGCAAGCTGCCCCCGTGCGCGCCGCAAAGAAGCCTGAGACGGCGGCGCCGAAAGCAAAAGCAGAAAGGGCCGGGAAGTGATCGCCAAGCGCACAACGGTAGGCGACACCTCTTTGTCTTTGCCGCTCGCAAAGGAGCACCTGCGGGTTGATTATGTCGACGAAAACGGTTTGATAACAAGCTTGACTCAGGCCGCGCATAATATGGCGTCTGAGATGACAGGGCTGGTGTTGACCGAGGAAGTTTGGGAGGTCTCGACGCCGCCAGTGTCGGGCGATTTTGTGTTGCCAGTTATGCCGGTGAAGACCGTGGACGCGATTAGTTACTTTGACGCGAATGATGTCTCGCAAACGGCGGAAGTTGAAAATTTTTATTTCTTCGCAAATCCGACGCGCCCAGTGTTGCGCCCAAAGCCTGGTTTTTCTTGGCCTAATGCGTCAAAGCGCGATGATGCAATTACGGTAACCGTGACGGCGGGCCTGGAAGCGGTGCCGGATGAAATCCTGGCCGCGATTAAGCTAATTGTTGGCCACTTGTACGAGAACCGGGAAGCCGTTGTTGAAGGCAAGCATGTTCCGTTGCCTTGGGCTGTTGAGACGATGCTAGACTTGCACCGGGCGAAGTGGGCGACCGCATGAGTGCCGGCAAGCTACGTGACCGCGTAACATTCCAGCGCAATACAACGGGCGCGGACCAGTACGGTAACGTCGTGGACGGATGGGAAGACATTTTGACCGTTTGGGGCGATGTTTTGGAGCGCCTTGGGGGCGAGAAAATTCGCGCCGGTGTTCCGCAGGCTGAGCACATGGCGACAATCCGAGTTAGGAAATCGCTGGACGCGGTGACTGTCACTGAGGCGGACAGAATTTCCGCGCGCGGCCAAACCTGGAACATTCGAAGTATCGCCGAGGTTGGGCGCAAGGGGGAGCTTCTTGAGATACTTTGTGAAGCCGGGGTCGCGACATGAAGAAGACGGGTTTTGGCAAAACCAGCGCCATCAAAAAAACAGAAATTGAAGGCGGCGGTCAGTTGGTGGATTTTGGAAAAAAGGCCAAAGTTATTGAAGGTGACAAAGCCCCGCGCCCGTTTGTTAACCCGGCGCTAAAGGCGACCAAAAAGGACCGAGACCGCAGGGCGCGAAAAGCAATTAGAGACGCGATCAAGGCGGTGAAGTGATGGCAGATAGTTATGCGCTAGCGCTGCAAAAGGCCCTTGTTGCGGCGCTAAAATCTGACGCGGGCGTTGCTGCGCTTGTCGGTGCGCGCGTTTATGACCGCCCCCCGCAAAAACCAACCCGGCCTTATTTGCAAATTGGCGGCATCCTGCCACGGCCACTAAGAACAAGTGAAAAAAGCGCGGCACGTGTCACGTTTTCGATTGAAGCGCATTCTCGCAACGTGGCGGGGCGCGTAGAGGCAACCCAGTGCACCGAGGCTGTGGTGTCGGCTTTGGACGAAACAACCGAATTGAATGTCACCGGGTTCAGCGTCGTTTTCGTGCGGTGGTTAACCCAGGAAATCGAGCCTGACCAGGACGGCATAAGCCACACAGGAATAGCCGTTTTCGAGACGGTTTTAGACGGATAGGGGCTTGCCCCTTTGCCCATATCCCGCGCCTTGGGCAAGCGCAGGACAGGCCCGCCGTGATGGCGGCCCTAAGCCCTTAGAAGGAGCCTAATGATATGGCAAAGCAAAACCCTGATCTTCTATTTATCAAAATTGGCGATGGCGCTGATCCTGTGG